AAAAAGGAAAATAAAGCCAATTAGATCATGTCATTCCTCTTCATTCAATAGACTTTAAAAAGTATGCTCGCGCCCTGGCCAGAACCAAGCGTGATGAAGCAAGAAAGTTAGTTGCTAATGGGCTTAATCCCAGCGAAGTAAGAAAAACTGAAAAGATATCCGCGGCAAACCTGATAGAAAACACCGTCGAAAACATAACCCATGAATGGTACGAGAAACGTGTAGACAGGTGGTCAGCTTCTTATGCCAAAGAAATGATGGAAACATTTGAAAAAGATGTTTTCCCGTACATAGGCAATAGGCCTATTGCTGAGATTAAGCCAATGGAACTTATGGCTGTTTTATCACGAATGAACGATCGAGGAGCGACAGAAAAACTCAGGAATCTACTGCCGGGAAAACCACGACGGCTGACATTGCAACCAGCCTATACGGTAAACCGGATGAGCAACGGCTGACGTGGTATGGCACTGCGCTGGGTATTGCTAACGAAGCATTGGCACACAATGACGGCCTGTTGTCACTGGATGAGGTGGGGCAAGGCGCAAACCCTAAACATGTCCATACCTCAGCCTATACCCTGTTTAATGGCAAGGGGAAAATACAGGGGGCAAAAGAAGGCGGTAACCGTCCTTTGGCAAGCTGGCGAACCGTGGCGATCAGTACCGGTGAGAAAGATATCCCCACGTTCTTGATGGAAGCCGGGATTAAAATTAATGCCGGGCAATTAGTTAGATTGCTGAATATCCCGATGGAAAGGGCTAAAACCTTGCACGGTTCAGAAAATGGTAAGGCGCATGCGGATGCGTTAAAGCGCGGCTGCAGGCGGTGTCTGGACTATCTGCCGTGGGGTGACTCGCATTGATGGCGTTCCCGTTCGGCAAGGTATGAAGTTAACACCGAATCAATGTAGTGGACTCAATGTCAAAGAAGCCGAGCAAGCCATTGTATGGGTAAGGCGCAATGTCAAAGTGCCATTGACTGAACCCCAGATCGCAGGTATTGCCAGTTTCTGCCCGTACAACATTGGCCCCGGTAAATGTTTCTCTTCGACGTTCTACCGTAAGTTGAATGCCGGAGACAAGAAAGGGGCGTGTGCCGAAATCAAGCGTTGGATATTTGACGGTGGCCGAGACTGCCGACAGACGAAAGGCCAGACAAATGGCTGTTACGGTCAGGTAGAGCGACGCGCTCAGGAATCGGAATTAACGTGCTGGGGGTTGGATGAATAAACATTTAGTGGCGGTGATGCTGTTTCTATGTGCATTCATTCTGGTTATTAATGATTGTGATGGTTGGGGCTGGTTTATGTTCATAGGGGCACTGTTGCTATGAAAATTTCAGATTCAATGTTTGGTTTGGTATGTGCGCTGATTGGCTGGGGCTGGTTTTTCTTAGCGGTAATATTGCTATGAAATTCACACTGACCCACTACACGATCATTGTTCTGATTGGCGTTGCAGGCATAGCCTCATTCGGAAGCTACCATTACAGCACTGAGTATGAGAAACAGAAAGAGGCTAATGGGCTCCAAGCAACTGAAATCAAGCAACTGACCGACACCCTCAACTACCAGAACACGCATATTGATATGCTGCATGAGATGGACACCAAACACACTCAGGAACTCGACAATGCCAAATCTGAAATTGACACTCTTCGGGCTGATGTTGCCGCTGGCCGTCGCAAGCTGCTCATCAAAGCCATCTGTCCCGTGTCTAAAACCACTTCCTCCGGCAGCATGGGCGACGCAGCCACCGTCGAACTCACTGGAGAAACTGGATCAACTGTTCTCGATATCCGAGAAGACATCATCAACGACCTCGCAAAATTAAGATATTTGCAGGATTACGTTAATACTGAATGTAAGGGGGGCAAATAACGATGATTAATATAATTCTTGGCTACATGATAAGTGGCTTAATGGTTATTGGCTACATGTATATTCTGGTTAGGGCATGGAACTGGTTGGGTAGTCTGCTGGTCAGTGCCTATTACAAGCGTCGCAAAGAAGAGCGAAAGCAGAAGGCTGTTAACGAGCTTTATGACGCATTTGAACTTGACCAGATACAGGACGACCAGACTATGAAGATAGCGACGAAAGGCGGCCTAGTGATTGGGATGTATCGGCAACAATCAGAGAGTAAATAACACATTGCCACCTCAGAGCAAGTGATACTGGGGTTGCAGGATTACATTAATACTGAATGTTATAAGGTGATGAAATGACAGATGCAGAATTAAAGGGAATCATCAAGGAAGCGGTAGAAGATTATAGGACGGGGAATGGCGTTTACTACTCTAAAGAAGAAGCCTTCGCCCTGATGGATGCCCATATTGCCAAAAAAAGAGCAAATGATACTGGGGCGGCAGGAGCGATCCTGTCTCCTGCTTAATGGTTATTTATATACAGAGTGGACCCTCTATCCCGCATCTAGCTATACAGTTTATATATGCTTGGGGATATAGAACCAAGGGTATGCAGGCATAAGCATAAGTCTGCATTGAAGCTAAAAGAGTCGTGCCTGCGACTAGGCAAAGAAGAAGATATTTTTTCATAATCATTCTCCATATCGTTTACAACGTTATCATCACAAAGACGAGTAAATCTAATAAACCCATCTTCACTCAACAACAAGCGAATAATACTTAACAAATAGTTAACCTTTGAAACTAAAGCCAATATTTCTTTACCCATTCCCCTGAGTGGTTAAAGGAATACGCATGCCATCAGTTAACGCTGGTGGCATTTTTGTATCTGAGTTCCGCGCACTCACCGCGCAATAATCCACACAGAACCTTACAGAAAGTCGAGCCTGAGAGATGCCGTTAATGGGTATTTCTGTGGGCGGCATTTCTGGTGAGCAGGTTCGCTTTTCTATAAGGAAAGTACCCTATGAGTAATATCATTCCATTTGAGTATGACGGTCATCCTATTCGTTTTAACGATGAGGGATGGATTAATGCCACAGATGTAGCGGGCAAGTTTGGGAAAGAACCCAATGATTGGTTGCAACAATACGAGACGCTGGAGTATTTGTGTGTGTTAAGTCGGAGGTTATTCTCTAATTCCTGTCCTGAGCAGGAATTAGCTAAAATCAAAGGGTTAGCAATAAGAAATGCTTCCACACGAGCAAAAATACTCCGGTTAGCAAAAAGTACCGGATTAGTTAAGACGAGAGCTGGTATTTATGGTGGCTCTTGGCTTCATCCTAAGTTAGCTGTTCGCTTTGCCCGTTGGCTATCCGTTGATTTTGAAATCTGGTGCGATGAACAGATTGATGCTTTGATTCGAGGTACTCAACCCACATTCACCGATCAGCGCATCAATGCCATCTTTCTTCTTGATAAGCCTGTCACATGGGAAAAGCAGTTTCAGCAACCTTTCTATCAGGCGCTCAGTCGTATGTCAGGATTACCCTATCACGGTCATGTTGGGGGTACGCCATCCTTGTTTGGCATGATCACATCCAAGTGGGTATATCAGGTTGTGCTGCCTGACTCGGTATATGCGAAGGCAAAAGAAGCCGTCAAAGGCAGCGGGGACAAGATCCATCAATATCTTAAGCTGGAAGCCCGGAAACTGGTACAAGAGCAACTGAAAGCGGTCACCATATTGGCTAATGGCTGCGTGGATTATAAAGACTTTGAAGCACGTTGCGTTCAGTCATTCGGAAAGTCAGGTGAGCAAGGTCTGCTGATATTACCGGTAGAGCGGGAATTCAGTTATTCCGCCTTGAGGCATTAGTTTTACTCGCGCCGGGTTATCGCCGTCTGTCGGTATTAGCTAAGACATGTTCCCTTTGCATCGAGCGTACAGGTCAGAATCAAAAATAATCAATGCCCTCGATAGTCATTATCAGCAACATCCGCTGTAGGCAGAAGAAGCGGTGTGACAGCCGGAGAGACGGCAATATATAAATCAAACCAGTTGATTATTCTGAATGAGGTAAAACACGATGGAAATTCGTATTAATGAAGATGGTAGTGCCACGGTAAAGACGGCGGGATACACAGCGTTTTACGATAAGGAAGGAAGACTTAAGACGGCAAGTAGTCATCTTGTGCACACAACTGGAGATCTTGATCCTGCACCTCAAAGACTCACCGATATCTTGTCTCAAAACCTCATCAAGTTAGCTTCCAGGCGGAAAGCAGCAAAGGAACCGGCAGGTATAACACTGGCAGTAGATACAGGTGCTAAGGCTGGAATTGCTGCCAATGGCTGCTTCAAGGGCGTTGTTTCAGAAGGGAGGCTGAGAGTAGCTATTCCCTCAATGAAAGAAACGGTCTTTGGTCCAGTACAAACAGCCGAAATAATCAACGACGATCACATCCGCCAGATAGTCCGTGAAGAACTACGCCAGTTCGTCACCCGTGAGAGCGGACGAGGCGGGCTATTCTCAAAGTGGTGATGTGATGCCGCCAAGAATACCGAGAGCCTGCCGCAAGCAGGGTTGCCCCAAGACCACCACTGACCGAAGTGGCTACTGCAACGATCACCTTCACACCGGCTGGGAGAACCATCAGCAAGGCAAGAGCCGACACGAACGCGGCTATGGCAGGCCGTGGGACAAGCTCAGAGCCACCATCAAGGCGAGAGATAAACACTTATGCCAGCAATGCTTACGCAATGGCCGGGCAGTGACAGGCGTGACTGTTGACCACATTAAGCCCAAGGCACACGGTGGCACGGATGCGTTAACAAATCTGGAATTATTATGCTGGTCTTGCCATAGGACGAAGACCGCGACGGAGCGTAACAAATGATATTACCTGACTTACCAGAACCTCAGAACAAAGAACAGGCGTCAATCTTTGCTAAGAACTATGCAACCGCTATTAAAAAATCACATCAAATGAAACAACTTAAAATGCGTCGATTTGAGTGTGAGGAAAAGTACGCGCCAAAGTGGTTTGTTCGAATGGTTGATATAGAGATTAACTTCATTCTTTATCGCATAGATTATCTAGAGGGATGGGATAGAAAGCCTGACTCGCACACCTATGCAACAGAAACCCTGCGTCATATTCGTGTCGCACTCGATATGATGTGCAGCTTTTTAAAGCCCGAAAGGATGTATTTTAATAGCATTAGTCGAGCTGAGAAGTGGTTAGAGCTAAAAGACCATCCAGTTAAAGCGGACACCCCAAAGCAAGTGAAATTGTCACGCCTGTACAAGGGTGGCCACTTCAAAGGTTATGCCCTGAGTGTGGATGGCATGTTGCTATCGAACCAGCATCAGGTCGTGATTGAGACTCACAGCAGGGACATTCACCCCACACTGAACGTAACCTTCACGGTCAGTGATGAGATGGCGGGTGAGGTGGTCGACATTCATATTTGATTTCATCATTGAATCATATCAAATGTGATGGTCACGGTGACTGCTACCCTGAGATGATTTTAATTTCATCATGAAATGATCGCACAAATAATAGTCACGCAAGGGGAGGGGCGGGTCAAATTTCTACCCCTTTCGCCCCAGGGGACCGCCTCCCTAAGTCTTTTTTTATCCCCGCGAAAAATGAAATTTAAATCGGGAGTCTTTTTTATCCCTCTTGCCCTGTTTTTTGAATACGGGAGGTTCTGAGTATGGCTGGAACGGCGGGCAGATCAGGTCGTCGCCCCAAGCCGACGGCACGAAAAGAACTGGCAGGCAATCCGGGCAAGCGAAAACTGAACCGGGATGAGCCGGCCTTTACGCCCCTGTCCGGGGTTTCCCCGCCGGACTGGTTTATGGAAAACGAAATGCCTCTGGCGGCGGTGATGTGGGAACTGACCAGTCAGGAATTGTGTGCACAGGGATTGCTTTGCGTCACTGATCTTGCGGTGCTGGAACGTTGGTGTGTGGCGTATCAGTTCTGGCGCAAGGCGGTTATCAATATTGCCCAACAGGGTAACACGGTAACCGGTGCGACCGGGGGACCCATTAAAAACCCGGAACTGACCGCCAAAAAAGAACAGCAATCCGAAATGGACACGACCGGCTCTCTGCTGGGGTTAGATCCCAGCAGCCGTCAGCGTCTGATGGGCGCTGCGGGCAAGGCCAAAACCGACAACCCTTTCATGAGGATGATCTCATCATGAGCCGTAAATCTTACCCCAATGTCAATGCGGCCAGCCAGTACGCCCGTGATGTCGTGCGCGGCAAGATTGACGCAGGCCGCCATGTCAAAGACGCCTGCCGGCGGCATCTGGATAACCTGGGTCAGGAAAAGACGACAGGGTTTAAGTACCGGTTCGATAAAGATCGGGCTGAACAGGCTGCCAAATTTATTCAATTGCTGCCCCACACCAAAGGGGAATGGACGTTTAAGCGGATGCCTATCACGCTGGAGCCGTGGCAACTGTTTATTATCTGCTCGGTTTTTGGCTGGGTGCATAAGGGCAGCCGGTTACGCCGCTTTCGGGAAGTCTACACCGAAATTCCCCGTAAAAATGGCAAGTCCGCGATTTCGGCGGGCGTGGCACTCTATTGCTTTACCTGTGATGACGAATTCGGTGCGGAAGTCTATTCCGGCGCGACCACGGAGAAACAGGCGTGGGAAGTGTTCCGGCCTGCGCGATTGATGTGCAAGCGCACCCCGATGCTGGTTGAGGCGTTCGGCATTGAAGTGAATGCCTCCAACCTGAACCGCCCGGCAGACGGTGCCCGGTTTGAGCCGCTGATCGGCAATCCCGGGGACGGACAGTCGCCCAGCTGCGCAATTGTCGATGAATACCACGAGCATGACACCGATGATCTTTACACCACCATGCTGACGGGGATGGGGGCACGCCGCCAGCCCCTGATGTGGGCCATTACCACGGCGGGTTACAACATTGAAGGCCCCTGTTATGACAAGCGCCGTGAAGTGATAGAGATGCTGTCCGGCAATGTGCCCAATGAGGAGCTGTTCGGGGTGATTTACACCGTGGACGACGGGGACGACTGGACTTCGCCGGACGTACTGCGGAAAGCCAATCCGAATATGGGCGTGTCAATCTATGCGGACTTCCTGCTCAGTCAGCAGCAGCGCGCCATGAATAACCCCCGGTTAGCCAGCGTCTTCAAAACCAAGCACCTGAATATCTGGGTGTCTGCCCGGGAAGCTTATTTCAATATGCTGAGCTGGAAGCAGTGTGAAGACACGACGCTCACCTTAGAGCAATTTGAGGGGCAACCCTGTTTTCTGGCGTTTGACCTTGCCCGTAAGCTGGACATGAACAGCATGGCCCGGCTTTTTGTCCGCGAGATTGACGGTAAGCGGCATTACTACAGTATTGCCCCGCGTTTTTGGGTGCCGTATGACAGCGTGTACAGCGTAGAGCAGACCGAGAACCGCCGCACCGCTGAACGTTTTAAGAAGTGGGTAGAAATGGATCTGCTGACCGTGACGGAGGGGGCAGAAGTGGATTACCGCTACATCCTTGAAGAAGCCAAGCTCGCCTGTCACCTGAACCCGGTTAATGAGGCCCCGATTGATCCCTTTGGGGCAACCGGCTTATCTCACTCACTGGCGGACGAGGGCATTAACCCGGTCATCATTACCCAGAATTTCACTCACATGAGTGACCCGATGAAAGAGTTGGAGGCCGCTATCCAGTCCGGGCGCTTTCATCACGACGGTAATCCCATCCTGTCATGGTGTATCAGTAATGTCGTGGGGAAAATCATGGGCGGGAATGATGACATTGTGCGCCCCATCAAGGAGCAAAAAGACAGCAAAATTGACGGGGCGGTCGCCCTGATTATGGCGATGGGCCGCGCCATCCTGCATGAAGAACCCGACTTTCTTTCCAACCTCGATCCGGATGACCTTTTAATGTTATGAAAAATTTACTGATTGATGGCACTGCGCTGGCGGGTGTCGGGGCGGTGCTGGCCGGCTGTTACCTTAAGTATGGGCTGGCAAACACCCTAATCATCGGGGGCGTTTTGTTGATTGCCTATGCTCTGACCGTCGCCCGCCGGAGGAAACATGTTGCTTGATGCCCTGTTCCGCAGTGAATCGCTGGAAAACCCGAAAACCCCGCTCACGGCCGAAGCCGCCGAGCATGACGGCCTGTTCAGCGCTGACGTGTATGTCAGCCCCGAAACGTCGATGAAACTGGCTGCGGTCTACGCCTGCATCTATATGCTGTCCTCTTCGGTGGCGCAGATGCCGCTGCATGTCATGCGCAAGAACGGCAAGACCGTGGAGATGGCGCGTGATCATCCGGTGTTTTATCTGGTGCATGATGAGCCGAACGACTGGCAGACCAGCTACAAATGGCGGGAATTGAAACAGCGCCATGTCCTCGGCTGGGGCAATGGCTACTCGTGGGTGAAGCGTAACCGTCGCGGGGAAGTGACGGCGCTGGAGGCCTGTATGCCGTGGGAAACCACCTTACTGAACACAGGCGGGCGCTACACCTATGGGGTGTATAACGAAGACGGCAGTTTTGCCATCAGCCCGGACGACATGATCCACATCCGGGCGCTGGGCAATAACCGGAAAATGGGACTCAGCCCCATTCTGCAACATGCCGAAACCATCGGCATGGGGATGAGCGGACAGAGATACACCAGTGCCTTTTTTGGCGGGAATGCGCGTCCGGCGGGGATTGTCTCCGTTAAAGGGGAAGTCAATGATAAAGGCTGGGAACGGCTTAAGCAGGTGTGGAGAAAAGCCGCCGCCGCTCTGCGCAGTGAGGAAAATAAAACCCTGCTGCTGCCCGCCGAACTGGATTATCACGCCCTGACCGTGTCGCCGGTGGATGCCCAGCTCATCGACATGCTGAAACTCAACCGCTCCATGATAGCCGGGCTGTTCAATGTGCCTGCCCACATGATTAATGACTTAGAGAAAGCGACGTTTTCCAATATTTCTGAACAGGCTATCCAGTTTGTCCGCCATACCGTGATGCCGTGGGTGGTGAACTGGGAGCAGGAACTGAACCGCCGGTTGTTTACCCGGCAGGAAAGGGTGGCGGGGTTTTATGTCCGTTTCAATCTGGCGGGACTCCTGCGCGGCACCCCGAAAGAGCGGGGCGAGTTTTACCACTTTGCGATTGTGGATGGCTGGATGAGCCGTAATGAAGCCCGTGCCTTTGAAGACATGAACCCCGTGGACGGACTGGATGCCATGCTGGTGAGTGTCAATGCCGCCAATCTGCTTAACAACAAGAACCCACCCCCTCCCAACCAAGAGGACACACCTGATGAGTGACAGGGAAATGCGCTGTTACAGCGGTGAAGTGCGTGCTGAAACCCCGGAGAACCAGCCGACGCGCATTGTCGGTTACGGCTCGGTGTTTAACAGCCGCTCGGAGCCGCTCTGGGGCTTTCGTGAAATCATCAAGCCCGGGGCCTTTGATGAGGTACTCAATGATGATGTGCGCGGGCTGTTTAACCATGACCCCAACTTTATTCTGGGACGCAGTGCCGCCGGGACATTAACCGTGTCCGTGGATGAACGCGGGCTGCAATACACCATTCAGGCGCCGGATACGCAGACCATCCGCGATCTGGTGCTGGCCCCCATGCAGCGGGGCGATATTACCCAGTCTTCCTTTGCCTTCCGGGTTGCCCGTGACGGGGAGCACTGGTTTGAGGACGAGGAAGGCATTGTCATCCGGGAAATCAGCCAGTTCTCCCGGCTGTTTGATGTGAGTCCGGTGACGTATCCGGCGTATCAGGAGGCCGATTCAGCTGTCCGTTCCTTGCAGGCCTGGCAGGAGGTGCGTCACAGCGGGGCACTCCGGCAGGCGATTAATCAAAAAATGGCGCGTGAGCGCATTCTGACGTTACTGAATATTTAGGATATGAGCATGAAATTACATGAACTGAAACAACGCCGTAACACCATTGCGGCGGAAATGCGTACCCTGCATGACAACATCGGGGATGCCGCGTGGACGGACGAGCAGCGCACCGAATGGAACAAGGCCAAAGCCGAGCTGGACAGCATTGACACCCAAATTCAGCGTGAGGACGAATTGCGTCGCCTCGACCAGCAGCTGGTTAATCAGACTGAGTCTGAACAGCGGGGTAATCCTGCCACGCCTGAAGCGGAGCTGGCTGAAAAACGGGCGGCATCTTTCGACAAATACCTGCGTCACGGATTGGGTGAAATGACCCCCGAAGAGCGGCAGGCATTGCGTGAACTGCGGGCACAGGGCACCACGCCGGATGAAAAAGGCGGCTACACCGTCCCGGTTCAGATGCTGAACAAGGTGGTCGAGGCCATGAAAGCCTATGGCGGCATTGCCAGCGTGGCACAAATCCTCAGCACCTCCACCGGGCAGACCATCGAATGGGCGACGGCGGACGGCACGGCGGAAGAGGGCGAGCTGCTGGGTGAAAACACGGTGGCCAGCGAAGAAGATACCCTGTTCGGCACCGAGTCACTGGGGGCGAAGAAACTGTCGTCCAAAATCATCCGGGTGTCCAATGAGCTGTTGCTGGACTCCGGCATTGATATGGAAGCCTATCTGGCGAAACGCATTGCCGAGCGCATCGGGCGTGGTGAAGCCCGGTATCTGGTGAAAGGCACCGGGACAGGCAGTCCGCAACAGCCCAAAGGTCTGGAAACCTCGGTCACGGGCACGGTAGACGCAGCAACCAAGTTTAGCTGGAAAGACATGAACAGCCTGAAACATGCCCTTGACCCCGCCTACCGCAATACGGGGACGTTCCGCTGGGCGTTCAATGACAGCACACTGAAAGTCATCACCGAAATGGAAGATGCCCAGAACCGCCCGCTGTGGTTGCCCGAGATTGCCGGGGTGGTGCCTTCTACGGTCTTGGGGGTGCCTTACGTGATTGATCAGGCGATTGCCGACATGGGGGCGGGTAACAAGTTCATCTATTGTGGGGACTTCAACCGCTTTATTGTCCGCCGTGTCACTTACATGACCCTGAGACGGCTGGTTGAGCGTTATGCCGATTATGACCAGACCGCGTTTCTGGCCTTCCACCGTTTCGACTGCATTCTGGAAGACACGGCGGCCATCAAAGCGCTGATCGGGAAAGGCGGCAGCAACGCGGCCTAACCTGGGCAACCAATGGCCCAAACTGATCCGCTATCTGGAGGATGGCCGCTTGTCGATCGACAATAACCGGGCTGAAA